CCCAGAGGGTCATATACGACTCTCTCACCCGTCCTAAAGCGATGATAGGTACTAAACCCTATTGATGATGTATTAACACCAGCTGTTGCTGATGATACAGAACCTATAGTTACAGTTCCTAATCCTACTCCATCTGCATTAAATATTGACTCATGAGGAACAGTATTTAACTTAGCAACAGCATTTGCTCCACTACCGTTTCCTCCAGTGATTTTAATTACTGGTTCCTCAAGATAATCAAATCCAGAATCCAATATTCTAATGTCTTCAAAAACACCTTTTACAGAACAAGTTCCGGTAGCACCAGTTCCAACAGAATCTGTTATTGATAGTATTGGTGGATTAATAACATCATATTTTTCGCCACCATCAACCACAATTAAATCATTTAACTCTCCATAATAAACAGAATTTTTTGATTTATAATTTAGTATCTCAACACCATTTATTAATAAACCAGTATAACCTGGCTGTGTTTCATGTTTTTCTCCATCATTTAATGGACTAGATATCTCTCTAAAAAGTTTTTGACTCTCAATGTTTTTACCATGTAGTTCACTCTTTTCAATATCATTAGATGTAATCGTGACATTATCTACACCATTTGGTGTCTTAACTTTCACATAATTATCACCGTAAATATCAGAGGGACTTTTTGCAAATTTTACATTGTTAGCATCTATTCTTTTCACATAATATAATCCCTCATCGAAAAGTTGACTTGAGATAAATTCTTGAACTACTACTGTTCCATCCGGTAAAGTCGTTTTAACTTGAGTCTTTTCTGGAGTGTAGTATACAGCATCCCCAGTAAAATAATTATGATCAACTTGATCACTTATTTTAATTGTTTCATCATTTAAATTATATGTTCCACTAAAAGTAAATTTTTGAGTTTTTGGATTTAATTTAGTAACTCCAGAGAATGGTAAAGATGAAGAGGCGACTAAAATCTTATTTGATTTCGGATCAGGGTCAATAAAATCGTGTGGAAATGGTGTATGCTTTGCTCCAACCATTTTACGACCCTTATGTTCATGAAATGGGCCATAATATGGAATACCATTTACAGTTCCAATATCTGGTTTTAAATATATGTTTTGAATATTAGCAGTGAACTGATTTAAGTTAGGATGAATATCAGAATCTATTTTTGATATGCGACGTGATACTTTTGTAACTTTTCGAGGATCAGAAATTCCAGTTCCAGTTATAAGACATGTGTTTTGATCAAAAACATCAGTTACAGTATAAAGTTTGTTAGAGACAGGATCAAAACTGTCAGTAATCTTATCACCCCATTGTGATCCTGATGCAAGTGTCTCATGAGTTGTTATCTTATCACCTATTCTTAAAATATTAACATCTTTTGTAACTAACTTGTAAGTATTGTTGACAGAATCAATAACTTCAAGTGATTTAACAACATAACTTTGTGCAGTATTGAATAACCAATTATTTTCCTTAAATCCTGATCCAATTTTTCCTAAATTTTTTATTTTTATTTTTGAACCTTTTTTCTGATAATACGTTTCATTAGGAAGTTGTAAATCACTTAAAACTGATCTTATTTTTACTCTTATTCCATCATTTGATGTCTCATCAGATGCATAGGCAAATGTACTCTGATCTATAAATGTATTATCTAATATTGTTGATGTAATACCAGTTGTATTAATCCCTAAAAATTGATTTATTGTTTTATGTGCATAAGTACAAACACCAATGGTGCCATTTTCATATGAAAAAGACAAAGTTCCTGATTTAGGAAATCCTAAAGTGGAATCAACATCTAAAAATGTTTGTGCAACACCAACTTGACCAATAATTTTTGTTTTTGCATGGGTTGAAAAATTTCCATATGTAAGTGGAGTTGAACCTTCAGGAAAATTAAAAGATCCATCCAAACTTACCCTATAGTAAGTATTAGTTAATATCCCTACTGATATTTTTTCAACCGCAGCTACTGGAGCGTATGCTTTTGATATGTTTTCAAAGGAATTTTGAAATAATGTTTTATTGACTAAATCATCAGGATCGCCTTGAATCAATTCAACAATCAAATCTCGTGTAATTCGATAATTAGCGTTTGATGGTGAGATAACATTGTCAATTGGACGAATTATTTCTACTTGCTCACCATAAAGAGCACCAAAAAGTATTTTAAATGACTCATCAGTACCCCTTGTAGAATAAAAATCTTTTGATTGCCTAATAAATTGAGCTTGATTTAATTTTTCATCTAAATCTTTTTGAAAACCATATAAAAATTGACTTTTTACCTTTTTTAAGAACTCATCTAAAAATAAAACACTTAAATTTTCAACTTTGGTGCCTTTTTCATGAATCCCTTCAATTGTTGATGAAAAAACAAGATTTTCTGGATCTGAATCGTTAGTATAAGTTGTAATTCCACTAAACCCTCTTGTACATTCAACAAAACTAATGTCTGTTTTACTTTTGTATGTTAAAATTTCATCATTTATCTTTATCAAACCATAATTTTCAGGAAATCCCTCTGTATTTGATACGAATATTGTTTCTGTGCCTATTCCTGCGTATTTTGTTGTGGAAGTCGATGTTATAATATTAGCATTCTCACTTAATTTAATGTATGAGTCTATGTTTTGTATTAAATCAATAGGCCCACCTTTATATTCTTGTCCCAAGTAATATTGTGAGAGAAATTCACCAACCAAAGGAAAATCCTCCTGCACATATGCAGGTAATTGATTTTTAACAATTTGATTTAATTGAACTCTCTTTTCTGACATCTTATCTTATGATGTTTCCGTTAGCGTAACTTGTTGAGACTGTATAATTTGAACCTGATGGATCGATACCAGAACTAATTTCATCTACAATGATATTTACCACACTACTATCTAGTTGTAAATACAGATCCTGTAATCCGATAACATCATTTGATTCAGGACTTGCAGATATTTCTAATACCTGAACATTATCCTTTGTTTTCCCTGACACTATATTTATTGGGTCTAAGGTGATGCGGCCAATTTCGTAATTTATCACTCCAATATTTCTTCTCACAATAATTGGACTTGATGTACCCGCACTTAAAGTAAATAATCCAATCTGTCCTCTTTTACCACCAGTGTTTGGAACATCGAATAAGTAAACATCTGTATTTACATTTAATACTCGAAAGGCACTTGATCGAATATTAAATCCGTTCATCGATTTTATATGAAGTTCATTTCCAAAGTCAATTGCATATTCTGCAACCTCAGATGTCGCTAATCGAAGATCTCTTCTTATCTCAACAGTCGTTATATTTGATACAACTGATTCATGACTTTGATCTACTACTTTTAAAAACTTACTATACTTAAATCTTGAACCATATCGATTCAATTCAGATGATTCTGCATATTTTCTAATATCTTTTTGAATTTTTGATGATACAAAGGCTGAATTTGGTGCTAAATTTGTATTATAGTATACATTACTGGTTGTTTCGACAAACAAATACTTTAAATCAAGAATTTCTGGTACAATTCCCGCAACTGCATACTTTTTAAGGTCTCTTTTTATGTTTTGTTTAATTAGATTTGGAACAAAATCACCATTACGTGGTTTTATACTAATAAAAACCTTTCCAAATTGAGGTGGAACAAGATCTTCACCACCAAAAACTGAAATTGATTCAGTTTCTGGGTAAATTTTGTTTGGAATTAGAACTTCATAATCATTTGCACTCAAAGCTCTGTTCTGAGTTGCATAAATTTGAGGTGCATACTTACGAATCGAGTCAACACTCTCTATGACTTCACCACCACTCGATGGTAACTGATTTGATACAAGTGAAATTCCATCAGTTACATTTATTTCCACTGAATTTCTTAGATATGTTAGTCTTCCTGCATATGTAAATGAATTAACACCATTCGCATCATCACCGGATGTTAAAATATAGGATGCTTCTATCACATTTCCATCTTGAAGTGCTTTTCCAAAGATACCATCACCAAAAATTAACTCATATCTTTCACTTTCAACCTCTTGAACAAAAAATATATTAGAATTTTCGTTTATAACTTGTCCACTATCACTATCAAACAAATTATCATGTCTTTGATATTTTACAGACACAGTTGAACTCGCAGATGGTTTAACTTTTACTACTAAAGTGTCTAAATCAATACCTGTATTGGGTAAAATAAATTTTTGAAACGGATTTCTTGATGAATATGTAAAAGTTTGATCTAAAACAGTGCCCTCGTACACCTCTACATCATCAAAAGATGCAATTCCATCAATTACAGAAACAGATTTGTCCTCTGAAATGTTAAAAACAAACGATTGACCACCAAATTGATTACCAGTGCTTACAACAGGGCCTTTTTTTAGAACCAAACTCGCTGGTGTCGGGGAAATAGATGAAATATCTGCAAAAAATGTAACAACTGCTCTTGAAGATTTCTTTGAACGAGGCACATATCCAATATTTCTAGCTAATGCAACAACATTTTCGCGCAAAGTTGCAGAATCGATGAAAACTTCATTCGATATCATGTTTGCATTGTAAGAAGTAATGTAAGTATTATAAGCAAGAACATCAATTATTGATGCTAAGTTAGATCCTTCAAAATCGTAGTCAGTAAAATTTGAATTATTTTTTAAATAATCTTTTAATGAGTCTTTGATCTGGTCAAAATCCAGATTTGTGAAGTTTTTAAGGGCCATTTATCGAGTCGGTAATAACACAAAGTCTAATTGTTGCGGTGGAACATCAATTCCTACGATCTCATATACAATAGTTGCGTTCATTTCATTGTTCGTAAAGTCTGGAACAACTCTTACCTCACGAACATTTACTCTTGGTTCAAAATTTTTGATTGAATTCTCAATTTCATCACGAATTTCAAGAGCAGAAACCTCATCCATGTTCTCAAATAAGGATTCAGTAATTCTAGATCCAAAATCTGGATTAAAAAACTTCTCTCCGGGTCTTGTAAATACAATATTTCTAATTGATCGGGCAATCGCAGTCGTATTCTTCAAAGCAATCAGGTCATCATTGAGAGGATTTGTCTCAAATGACATGCTAATATCCTTAAATTCTTGTTTTACCCGTTCTAAAGGCATTTAGGTGTAGTTGATCTAACTTATTTATACCTAAAAATTCGGTATATCGTCAGGTTGTGCCTTTTCCTTCGCTGTTTTCCAAAAATAATTCTCATCATTGCCAAGGCCATCACGATCATGACCGTTTTCGACCTGATAGTATAC